CCGCCGCATTGGCGGCCCCCACTGGACGTGCGGCCGATCAAGGAACCGCTCGTCGCGGCTGTCGCCGTCGCCGTCCCAATCGCCGCCCCACCGTAACCGCTCGCGCGCGCACGCCCGACCCAACGCTGACCAGAACTCCGGCGTAGCCGCCCAGAACGCGTTGCCGCATACCACGTCGGCCGCGAGCCCGTACCCGTGCCACGTCTCATCCCAGTCCGCGCTGTGCGTCACCACGCCGCGGCCGTCGTCGTACGCGCGCCCGAAGCCGTGCAAGTACCGCTGCCGCTCGCCGCTTCGCAGCGTCTCGATGACGACCGGCGCGAACCCGAGCCCGCGCATCGTCGCAAGCACCCGCTCCAGAGCCGACCGGAACTTCGGCGCCAGCACCGCGAGATCCCGCACCGGCCGCACCTCCGCCGGCACTGTACCGCGCCGCGTCATCGCTCGAGCTTGGCCTCGATCCGAGACAATCTTTGCACCGTCTCCAACATCAGCGCCGATAACTTTTCCACATCGGCCCGCGTGCGCCGGCTGTCCGCTTTCTGGACACCCCATGCCACCGCGCCGGCGACGATCACCGACACCACCGTCATGCCGAGCGTCAAATACGGGATCGGATTGGCGGCCGTATTCGCCGCCTGCAACCCGTACGTGCCCGTGCCCGCGATCGCGGCGACCAGCGCCGGCACTGTCTGTTCCACGTGAAATGCCATGCGCGTCGTCGTCAATGGTGAATGTCCCGACCCCGTGCGCCGAAATCTGCTACCGATCTCGACCGGAGCCAACGGCTGCATTGACAGCTGGCCGCGCGTTACCATCCGGCCGCCGGGAACGTCCCCGACTCCAGCCGCTCCGCGCAGACCGTCAACAGATCGTCATAGATCCGGCCCACCTTCGGGATCGAATACAACCGAATCGCTCGCGCTCGGATATACCCGCGATCGAGCTCGAGCACCTTGTCGACGGCCGACGCGAACTGGTTGAGCGTCTGCGCGCGGATGCCCGTAATCCCGTGTTGCACCGTCTCCGCGAACGCGCCGAAGTCAGACGTAATCGCCGGCGTGCCGCACATCGCCGCCTCAACGACCGCGCCCCCGAACGGCTCGCAATACCGCGACGGTGCAATGATCGCCCGCGCCGACCCCAACAGCGCCGCGCGCTCCTGCCCGATCGCGCCAAGGTACGTGACGTTTGACGGCAGCTCGCCGAACGCGTCGATGTCGCCCTGACCCGCCAGGACAAACAACACGTCCGTCCGCCGCCGCGCCACATCGAGCACGATCGGCACCCCCTTGCCCTCCGTCAGCCGCCCGAGGAAGACGACCGGCGCGCCCGATCGGTCCATCCACTCGCCCGCCGGCCATTCCGTCGGCTCGTAGTAATTGGGCGCCACGAACTCGAGCCGGTTCGACTCTACCGTGACCCCGTACCGGCCCTCTTTTGCCATCACCGCGTGCCGGACCGCGTACGATTCGTAGACCCGCCAAGGGAGCATCGTCTCGAAATACCCGATCCCCGACTCGATCGCGCCCGCCCCGGCCGCCAGCACCGGGAGCCCCCGGACCGCGGCGCCGTGCGCGTGCCCGAACGGACACAAGATCAAGTCGCCCGGCTGCACCCGCTCGCGCAGCTCCTCGCGCGCGTAATGGTTCCACTGCCGGTAGCAGTCGTTCCCGTCGACCGCGTCCGCGCCGTAGAACGCCGTGCCGTGCTCGTACGGATGCCCGAGCAGCCGCTGGTGCTCGTCCTGATCCATAAGCACCACGTCGACGTCCGCGCCCGCGCTCGAGCCGCCCACGCCGTAATGCGTGACGTGATGCCCGAACGCGCGCAACATCGGCGCCAGCCGCCGAACCTTCTGCGTGAAGGCGCAATGCGACCACGCCGCGTCCGTGACCGTGTGAGGTATGCCAAGTACATGAAGCCGCATCCGGTGCGCCTCCTGCATCAAAGGTGAGCCCGCTTAGGTAAAGAACGTGCCTGACCGACTTTTCACTAGAACCAGCGTGCCCGATTTAATCGCCGTGACTGTCATCTGGTACCGCGGGCTCGACCCAATCGAATACCCTGAGTAGACGTTGACCGGCGACGTCTGATTATTCAACGTCCCCTGTTCAACGTCCCCGGCTGTCGTCGTCGTCGTATACGTTAAATCGTACGTCGTCCCGGTTGGCATCCCAGACGTGGACCACGTAAACGTATAAAGGTTGCTAGGTTGGTCGGCCGACTGCGTGCCGATCGTAATCGTGGCGCCCGCGTTGTCTTTGGGCGGCACGTTCACCGTTTCGGAGACCGTGGACCCGCTCCGGGTTGCCGACAACGCGACGATCTGCGTCGCCCCAAGGAACTCGTTCCGGCTCACGACCAAGCCATACGGCGACGCCCACCCCGCCGTCGACTGCGCTACCCCGTCCAGCGAATAGCTAATCGTCCCGATATAGGTGACCAGCATCGTGTACACCGACGCGCTTGGCGTCGTCACGACGGAAAGACTCGGCCCGACAATATCCTGCGCGGACACGTCGACCGCGTCGCTGCTCGCGGTCCGACCCGTCGCCGTCGCCTGAAACGTGATGCGCCCCGGCGTGGCCGTTGGGATCGGTCGCGGCACCGTGAAATCCACATAACTCACGCCCGACTCCGTAATCACGGTATTGGTTTCCGGCGTCACGGTTTGCGGCGAGCCTGGCAAAATCCCTGACAGCCCTTCCGTGATATAGGTAATCGTGGCCGTGTTCGGCGAGAGCGCCACCGGCGTCGCGACGGCATACCGGATGACCATCTGCGTCGCGTTCTGCGAAAAGATCCGCGCGCGACTCAGCAGATTAATGGTGTCCCGCTCCTGCGCCGGCACGTCAACCGCGTCCGAATCCGACACGCGGCCGGATGCCGTCGCGGTGTATGTCACTCGCCCCGTGCCCGCACCAAACGCCGGCCGACCAATGGTGTAGTCGATGTAAGTGCCAAACGCTTCCGTCAGCGTCGCCACCGGCGTCAATGTGCCGCCGCTCGCTGGCAACACACTGGTTACCCCTAACGATTGATAACTGACGGTAACCGAGTTACTCCCCTGCGGGTACGGATCTGCGACCGCATATCGCACGGTCACCGTCGTGTCCGTCGTCCCCGTCACCCGCGCGCGGCTGGCCAGATACGTTGTATCCCGGCCCTGCTCCGGCACCTCGATGAAGTCGTCGTCAGATTGCGTGCCAGCAAGCACGGCGCGGAACTGCGCGCCGCCAGGCTGACCGAGCGCCGCGCCTCGCGTAAAGGTCCACTGTGTGCCAGACGGTTGCGGTACACCGACGTTTGGCGAACTTGGATTTTTTACCGCCGACCCCGTCACCGCGACCAGCTGCACCGTCGGAGTACCGCCGACCGCCGACCCCGTCACCGTGACGGTCACCGTGGACGCCGTCGAGGTCGCCATCACCGCTAGGCACTGCGCGAACCGCGTGTCCTGCTCAACCGCCGGCACGTCGACGGAGTCCGTGTCACTCACGCGGCCGGTCGCCGCGGCCATAAAGATCACCCGACCCGCGCCCGCCTGAAACGCCGGCCGCTGGATCGTGAAGTCGATGTAGGTGCTGAGTGATTCCGGCACGGTAAAACTGTCCCCGACGGCCGCCAGCACGGTTGGCCACGATAACGGCGTGATCGCCCCGACGCCCATGGCGGTATACGTAATCGTGGACGTGAGCTGCGAGTACTTGTCAAGCACCGCGTACCGCACCACGACTTCCGTGTTGCTGGTACTTAAGACGCGCGCGCGGCTCGCGAGATACGTCGTATCCCGGCCCTTCTCTGGGATCTCGATAAAGTCGTCGTCCGACTGCGCCGCCCCCAAAACTGCGCGAAATTGTGCGCCACCTGGCTGACCCAGTGCGTCGCCGCGGTTAAACGTCCAGCTTGATCCCGACGCGACCGGCACCCCGATAGCCGCCCCGCCACCAACGGGAAGAACAGCAGAGCCCGTGACCGCAACCAGCTGCACCGTCGGCGTTCCCGTTGGCGCCGTGGCCGTGACCGTGACCACGATCTGCGTCGCGCTCGACGTGCCTGCCGTGGCAATACACTGCGTGTACAAAATCCCGCCGTCCCGAATAAACGAATACTGGAACAGCACCGACTCCGCACCGCCGCCGCTCACCGCCGTGTACCCGAGTACCGACACGAACACTGTCGTCCCCGCCGCGAACGGACCCGCAAGCGTCGTCGTGTAGTTCCGCGTGTTCTGCGCTGTCGCGGCCTGCGTCGTCGCCAGCGTCGGCTGCGAGGACGTGGACGTGGCGAACCGCAGCGACGCCGTGTCGGAGTCCGCACTGATTGCCAGCGTAAACACGCCGGCCGCGCTGAACGTACCGACCACCGACACCATATCGCTCGACGTGCCTTGGTCAAACGATTCCGTCCCGCCCGCGAGCAGCCCGTATTCGCCCGCCGCCGTGTACCCGTTCACCTCGTATTGGATATCGACGAACCCCGTCGCCGGGATGGCCGCGCTATACGCGTACGGCACGCTTGTATCTACCGTCCACGCCGAGTACGCCCCGCCCCCCGTCCGATGCCGGAACCGGACCTCGGCCACCCGCCCCTGCGGATCGGTCACCGCGAGCGTCACCGTTGCCGTCCCCGACGCCTCGGCCGTCGTCACCTGAACGACCGGCGTGACCGCGTCCGGCCGCACCATATCCCGCGGCACGCCGCGCGCGATCGCGCTCACCTCTTGGCTGTACGTCGACAGCGCGAACCCGCCCAACGCGTGCGCGATCCGGTAGTAATACGTTATCCCGTTCCGCGGCAGCGCATCCGCATACGTCGGCGTCGACCCCGCGACGCGCGCGATCTGCGCAAACCCCGACCCGCTCGTCGTGCTCCGCTCGATCACCAAGTCGAGCGTCTGGTCGCTTGCCCACATGGCCAGCGCCACGCCCTGCTCAAGCGTGACGTCGTCGACGCCAGGGATCACCGCGAGACCCGCCGGCCGCGTCGATGCGTCCGTCGTGCTGTTCGTCGTCACCGCCACCGACACAACCGGCCCGACCGCGCCGGGACCGTCGTACGCGACGCCAAGCCGCCACGCAATGCTCGGCCCCGTCAGCGATCGGACCGCCGTGGACGTCGACCCCGCTGGCAACGTCGCCACCTGATACGCCGACCAGTCCGCCGGCGCGCTCGCGCCTTGGTACGCGTACACGATCAGCGGGTACGCCGTGCTGGTATTCGTCCACGCGATCGTGGCTGCGGTCTGCTTAATATTTGAGGCCGCCAGCCCGGTTACGCTCGGCAAATTATCGAGCGGGATGGCCCCCCACGCCGTCCAATTCGACGGCCGCCGTCCTGCCTGCTCGGAGCGCGCGCGCGCCCAAATAAGTCGACCCGCGACTGTTTGACCCGGCAGCGCCACCGCCGTCGTCGGGATCTGCCCAGGCGCATAGACCGCGTGATCGGCGCCGGCGCCCGTGGGCGTCGTAAATTGCGCCACCCATTGCACGCGTACCGAAATCACGCCGCTTGCGTTTAGCGCTGCCGCGTTGCTAATGGTGTACAACGCCGTCGTCGTCGGCGCGCCCGCCGATTTTGCTAAAGCCAGCGACGGCAACGTCGCCGGCTGCGCGTCAAGCCCCGAATCCAACAGCCTGAGAATTGGCCCGCTTGGCGACTCCGTCCGGCGAACTACTTGCATAATGCGCGCCCCGACCGACGACTCGCCGATCCGGTAGCCCTTGTTTGGGAAGTGCGCCGCCTCGAAATAGATCTCATCCCCGATCTGCGCCGCCGACGCGCTCGAGCCCGCGAGCACCTGCACGTCCGCACCCACCGCCCCGCGTCCGTACCGATCAAACACGCCAACGGCAATCGCCTTCAGTTGTTCACTAACAGCCGGTTCCCACGTCGTCTGTGTATGAATCATGCCAGGGACGGCGTAGTCCACAGCGCGCCCCGTAAACACGGTGAGGTTGATGTCGTCGTATTGTGCCGTCTGCGTAATCGGCGACACCAGCACACCATCTAACGGGAACGATGTAATGTCCCGAGGAACTGCCTTCCTTGGCCCTGAACCCGTGTTTGGTATGGCCGGCCGCATAAACTGCTGCGTCATCGTGATCTGTGACACCGCCGTCCGCTCGTCCAGCTCAAAGACTACGTCCTCGGCTGATCGCATATCCGCGACGCCAAGTGTCAACGTTGGCGTCGCCGACGTCCGAATGCGCGTTGAAAACAGTTCCTGTTCACCGAGGCTATTCGTCCGCGACGAAATGCCAAATGGCCCAAATACCGCCGACTCTAGGAAGTCGGCAATAATTGGCGCGCTGGTAAACCGACACGCCAACAGTACCGAGTCACCAATGAGCGATCGAATGGTATTGATCCACGCGCCTGACGCGTTGTATTGAATCCGCGCGTTCGTCCAAATGGCTAACGTCAGGTCAACTGGATGCACGTCCAAATACAGAGGCGTTTTTTCCGTCACCTCAAATGTAGACAATGAGCAGTAGACAGTTTGCCCTGTCGAGTACGGACACGACGGCCAATACAGATAAATATCGCTGACACCGATACTAATGTTGTCCGGCGGATTTGCCGGATACGAACAGACCAGCGCTTTTACCTGCACTGGCGCCGTCGTCGCCGTCCCAATCCACGCCACCACGCCGCTGTCGATGTCCCACGATCCTGTCGTCGGATCGAACGTTGTGCCCGTGTATGCCGTCGCGTAGGGAGAACCGCCACCAGACAACGCAAACGGGTTTGGCCGCTCGTAACTTGTCAGCACGTCCGCAATTTCCGGACGCTCAACCTTTGTCCAATCCGTGACGATAGGACCGTTTCGACCGGAGATATAACCCGACAGAAACGACAGCGACACGTTGCCGCCGCCAGCGTTCGTGACGCGATACGCCCAGCCGCCGCGCGCCTGCACTGGCCCCCAGTTGCCCGTCAGCGGTCCGCCGGTTAGCGTCCCGCGCGTCGTGTACGGCGGCAAACTGCCGCCCTGAAAGATCGTCTGCGTCTGATCCACGCGCCGCGTGTCCCCGATCTGCACCGCGTACCGCATCGGGCTGACCAGTCGAATCGACGTCACGTAGCCAGCGACCAGCGTCGAGAACGCGCCGCCGTTTGTCGAGATCTCAACATACGCCCGCCGGCTCAACAGCTGCTGACGCGCGCCCGCGTCCTCCAATAGCGCCGTTAGATACCGGATCGTGCCCGTCGCGTCCGTCCCCGTGTTCGCGTCCACGATCTCGACCGTGTACGATCCGGTGCGCACCGCGCCCGTCAGCGGGTCGACTTCCTGACCGTCCCCGCTTGGCTCGCTCGCGATATAGGGGTTGGTTCCCCCTGGCGTCGACGACACCGACACGACGTCAGTCGTCCCGTCCGGATTAGCAACCGTCGACGCGTTCCGGATTCGGAGCCGGTACTCAATCGTACTTGCTGGCATCGTCGCGCGTCTCCGTTAGCTGTATTGGCACAACATATCGGCGCCGCTCAAATTGATCAGCGTCACCGAGAGACTGTACGTCAGGTATTGCGCGTCCTGAAACGCCAGGGACGGCGACCCGCCTTCCGGATCAATCGAGCAGTTCGCATACGTCCGCGCCGCCGCGTCGTCCGTCGTCACCGTACAGACGCCGCCGCCTTCAAGGTGCCGGATGAGCCGCAACGCCACCGATTGCGCCGTGTTCGGCAGATCCCGCATCACGAACGACGCGCCATAATCGATCCGGAACGTGAACGCGTAGCTCGCGCCCGTCCCTAACGCCGTCGCCCGTTCCCCCACGCGCCGCGTGAACGGCACCCACTCCGCGAACCGCGACCCGACCCCGCCGGCCGACGCCGTCAGCCCGTTGTCGAGCGTCGCCGTCCCCGTCCCATCTGTAAATGTGATCGACGCCATTTATACGTTCCCCCGGCGGTCCGCCTTCATGATCAGCTCCTGCATTGCTCGCTGCGCGCTCGGATCGTTCGGCCCGATAATCGTGACGTTCATCGCCGACGCCGGCCGGATCGCGGACCCGGACGCCGCGGACGTCGGCCCGTACGTGATCGTCGGCAACGTCTGCGCGCTCGAGCGCATCGACCCGCCGCCGTACCCGCCGCCCATCGTCGACACGTTCGCGCTTTGCCCACCACCACCAAACGCCGACGACGCCGCACCCTTCAGCGCGCCGCCGAGCGCGATCAGCGCGATCGAAGCAGCGACCGCTACGTACGGGTTCAACGACCCGAACGACTCCATCAGCTTGGCCATCAACGTCGACGCTAACAGCGCCTGCTTTCCAAACGATTGCAGCATCCCACCTAAACCGGACAGCATCGCGCTCCCGAACGCCTTAAACCCTTCGCTGATTTTTCCTGTTTTGGCCCACGCTTCAAACCCAGCACCAAATGAATCCGCAAACGTGTTGATAAGCCCTTCTCGTAATTGCGTACCAAGTGACGCGTTAAATTCTTCAAAACGCGCCAGTGACTCCGCTTTTATGGTATCAAGAGGCGTCGTTATAGACGCGGCGTCGAACCGCGGCATCTTAACACTTGCGCTCGACACGGCTGCAACTGAGAACCCGCTTTTATCGAGCAGTTTCTGTTGACTGAATTGCGCCATCTTTGCCAGATGCGCCGCCGATTCAGCAACCGTCACCTTCTTGGTCGCATCCGCTACCGCGTTCAACGCCGACGCCTGTTGACCGAGCTTGTTGTAATCAGACGTGACAGACCCGAGCACGCCGTCCAGTACGCTCTTGTAATTTGACATCGCGCGCGTTGCCGTTTCTCGGCTTTTTGATTCCGTAATAAGAGCGCCCATGCGCTGCTGAATTGCGGAATATTCCTCGCGCGCCGCTGCCATCATTGCTCGACCGTTCGCGATCGTTTCCTTGCTCAGCGTATTAACGCCGCGCATGACTTCCGCCATGCCGTCAATAAACCTGCCCGTCGCATCCGACTGCTGCCCGAGCATCTGGAACCATTTAACCGTGTCGCCAATTGCCTGCGCGACAAGCCCGACCTCGCGCACCAAAACGCCGAACACGTTATTGCGGTCCATCCACGACTTCAGTCGCGTCAGCACGTCAATAATTGCGTTAATGCCGATCACGACGTCCTTTGTCCCGGTATCCGACACCTCAAACAGATCGCCAAACGACTCCTTCAGCGCCGCCAACGCGCCGCCCAACGTCTTGCGCGCCGCTTCCGCTGACCCACCAAACTGCGTTTCAAGCTCTTTCAGTATGATTGCCTGCGCCTTCGCGACGTTGCCCGTCTCGACCAGCGACTTAATCATCTCCTTCTGCTGCTCGCTGAACTGGACACCCGCCCGAGCGAGCGCGCCGACCCCGAGCACGGGATCGTTTAACGCCTTCCCGACCTGCAACGCCGCCGACTTAAGGTCCGTCCCCATTGCCTGCGCCATGTCGAGCACGGCCGTCGTCGCCTTCGGGAACACGTCGCCGCGGATCTTGGTAAACGTGAGCAACAGCGCCTGCGCCCCGCTCACGGCATCGTCACCGAACGCCGTCATCCGCTGCAACGCGACCGCGTGATCGTTCAACGCCGTCATGCTCTGGCCGGCCGCAAACCCCGTCGACTTCAGCGCGCTTTGCAACTGCGCCTGCGCAAATTGCGCCTCAGACGTCGCGTCGATGAACTTTTTAAACGTCGCCCCGATTGCGAGCGCGCTTCCTAGTTTGGTCATGACCGACGATAATCCACTAATCCCAGCGTCGAGTTTGTTCGCGCCAGTCGTCGCCGTGTTCATGGAGTCGCGCAGCTTGTCGACGGACGCCTTCACCGCGCCGGCGCCGTCCTCCTTTAGCCGCATCGTTAACGCAAAGACGTCCATTCGTTACCCCTCCCGCGGCTCGGCCGCTCGCTGATGTTCGTGGATCGCTTGCGCCGCCTGCATTCGTTCCGACAACCCGGTCAACCGCGACCGCGTCGCGTCCAGCATCGACGACAGCCGGCCCGCCGCGCTCAAGTACCGCATCTCGGCCTGCTGCAATTTCGACGGGTCGTGGAACGCGAACGCGACCAGCCCCGCGAGATCCGTCCGTTCCCCTAACCGCTCGACCGCCGCCTCTTGCGCCGCCTGGCGTACGCTCGCCCACGTCCACAACGTCAGCGCAAACGACTCAGCCGCCACAGCGCGCACCGATTGTCCGGTCGCCGTGGCGGTCTCGATGATTACGCGTTGTATGTATTCCGCGATCGACCAGCGAATCGTGACCGCATCGCCGCCCGCCGGCGTCGCGTCCGATCCACTGGCCGGCGTTAGTTTTTTGCCGCCATCTCCGCGATCTGCTGCTCGACCTCGGCCACCTGACCGCGCGAGAGCTGCACGATCGCGCCGATCTGGTCGACCGTCAACCCGGCGCGTTCCTCAGCCGTCAGCGCCGGGAGTAGCACCGCGATGACGTCGAGCAGCGCGCCCAGCATCCCCGCGCCCGTCGGGTCGCCGTCCTGCACGATGGCCAGCCGGTGCGCCGCGGCGCCCGTCAGCGGATGCACGGTCATCTCACGGCCGCAAAGCTGCACCTTCGGGAGTCGCGCCGTGTTCACCAGCGCATCGAGATCAATCGTCGACATAGGATCTGGTCCTGTTTGACGGTGTGCCTACACGATCAGCGCCGTTAGACGCTGGCGATATACTCAATCCGGTACGGCGCGTCGCCGACGTTTGCGCCCGACACCGACATATCCAGCCGCGCTTCGATCTCGAGCGAGATCGCCACTTCCTGCCCGTCCTGCGACGTCGCGTCATACTTAAGCAACAGCGCCGACGGGAACCGGATCTGCACGAAGTTGCCGCCGCCGCGGAGCCATATACACCGAACGTCCGTCAGATAGTCGCCGGCCACCAGATAGGAGGCCGCGCGCTTCGGCAGATAGCTGGTCGAGCCCGTCCACGCGCCCGTCGCCGACACCGTCGCGCCCGGCTCAATCTGCGTCACGTTCGTCGTCGACAGCTGGATCACGGTGCCCGTGATCTTCGGCGCCATCGCGGACTTGCGATCGAGCAGCCGGACCGGCGACCGCTTGCCGTCGAACATCGTGTTGAGATACTCGACGCCAGGATCGAACTTGAGGCCGCCCTGAAACGCGCCGAACACGGTCGCGCCGACATGCAGCACGCCGGAATCCACCAGCACGTCGGTCGGGAACGTCGAGGTAAAGCCCGTCAATGGTGCAGTCATCGCGTCATCCGTAGAAAAGGTTCATGCAGAATATAGCCGTCAACGCCCACGCGTTCACGGCCCTTACGCCCTATCTGTCAACACGCGCGGCCACAGATACAACTGGTACGTGCCAACCACGCCCACCGTCGCCGACTCGGCCGGCGTCGAGAACATCGGCACCGTCGCGCGCGTCCGCGAGCGCCCCACCATCAGCCCGGACCGCGCGTCCGTGAGCCCCGTCAAGCACTGGTCAACCAGATCCATGAGCGACTCGACCAGCGGCAGCTGCGATTCCGGCTTGCCAATCGCCTGCACTTCCAGCAGCGCCGTCTCGCGGTAGCCGTTGTAGGCCGCGTCCGACGTGCGATTGAGCAGCAGCGTCAAGTACGGGAAGATCGGCGGATCGGGTTGCGATCGGACCCAGATGCCCGGATCTCGACCGAGCACCGTCCCCATCGTCTCGCCGGCCGGATCGACGTAGGCCAGCAGCGACGCCCGGATCGTCGCGTAGATCTGCACCGTGCTCGATGTGGACGGCGTCAGCGTCGTCCCCGGCACCACGTACCGCGGTAACACGTCGCTCATTACGCCGCCCCCATAATCCGCGCCACGATCACGCTAAAGGTTTTCTGCATCCGCGCCACGTTCTCGACCGCCGTCGGCACCCACAGCTGCACCCGCTCGTACTTCCGCGTGAACGCGTTCCGGTGCCCGAGCTCCCAGTACAGCGCCTCAATGAACTTCGTGCCCACCGACGTCTCCCATCCCGTACCCGACCGCGACGGCATCAGTTTTCGTATTGACTGCTTGACCTGCAACGTCGACCGGAACCGCCCCCCTTTATAGTAGGACGACCCGAACGCCTTCACGATCTCCACTCGGAGATGATTGGCCGCCGCGTCGAGCCCGAGCCGCGACGCCTCGTCATATCGACGGATCGCCGCGCCGGACCGATCGACGACCGTGACGCTCACTGCGCCCACCTCGGCACCGACACCCGCATCGGCGTCACCACCCGATACGCCGCATCCGTGCCACCGCTCACGATCTGGTACACCACCGTCCCGGACAACGCCGCCAGCGGCGCCAGTTGCGCCGACGTAATTACGCAATAGTACGTCCCCGACACGCCGGACGCACTTAGCGGCAGATTCGTCAGCCCGGCAATCGGCGACGTGCCGTCCGCGGCGGCGGCAAACGACACCGCCAAGTTGCCGGCCGTGTACGGATCGTACGCGTTCGTCGCCGCATTGTAGATCTCGACTACCTGGCGCGTCAGATGTGCGTTTGCCGGATAGATCGGCTTCGTCGTGACCACCGTCATCTCGCCCCCTTACCAGTAACTTTCTGAAGTGTCGCGGCTCAGCATCACCGCCCCGCTCTGATCAACGCTAAGGTACGCCGGCCCGCTCAGATCTCGACCGCGTAGTCTCGTAATCGACACGGTTGCGACCACCAGCTGCGCGTCCTGCCCGTCCAGCACAAACGCGCCGGCGCCCGCGACCAACACGCGACCCCGTCGCAATTGCGCGGCTTGACCCGCCACCACAAACGCGCCCGGCAACGCGTTGAGGTGATCGTTGATATACAGGTCGGCGTTCTGCCCGTCCACCACAAACGCGCCCGCACCGGCCGCCATCCGGACCGCGCGCCGGAACGTCGCCGCCTGCCCGTCGAGCGTAAACGCGCCCGCGTCGCTCTGCCGTCGGACGCCTTTCCGCAGCGTCGCGTCCTGCCCATCGAGCACGAACGCGCCGACATCCGCCGCGAGTCGCCGCGCGAGGGTAAGGCCAGCGTCCTGCCCATCGAGCGCGAACGCACCGGCGGCGCCGACGATGCCGTTAAACTTTCGGAGCTCCGCGGCTTGCCCGTCGAGCACAAACGCGCCGGGCTCGCCCGACATCCGCCGCGCAACCGAGAGCCCAGCGGCTTGTCCATCCAGCGTGAACGCCCCGGCGCCCGCCGCCATCTGGCGCGCGATCGTGAGCGCGGCCGCCTGCCCGTCGAGCGTAAACGCGCCGGGCTCGGCCGACAGCCCCTTGAACCGGCGGAGATCCGCGGATTGCCCATCGAGCGTGAACGCGCCCGGCTCAGACGACAGTCGCCGCGCAAAAGCAAGACCAGCCGCCTTTCCGTCCAGCGTGAACGCGCCCGCACCTGACAGCATCCGGCGTGCAACGACCAGCCCCGCGTCCTGCCCCTCGAGCGTAAACGCGCCCGGCAGCACGTTGAGATGGTCGCCGATATACATATCGGCCGGCTGCCCATCGAGCACAAAGGCGCCCGCGTCCGCGGACATCCGCACACTGCGAAACAGCGTCGCCGGTTGTCCATCGACCGCAAACGCACCTGCGTCCGCAGACATGACTTGCGCCCGCAATAACGTCGCCGGCTGTCCGGCCAGCGTGAACGCGCCCACCGCCGCCGACATCGCATAGGCGATTGGCGCGGCACGGAACGCGGTACGGATGATCTGCACCGCACTGCGTTTCTCAGGCGGCCCCGGTGGCACATACACCGGTTTGATAACGCCGCGAGCGACGATCATATCGTGTGCATGTAGTCAGAGGTGAGACACGTCAGCCGTCGCATTTATCGACGCGCCCCTGCAATGCGATAGCGCCCAAAGGCGGGCACGTCACCAGCCACGGACGGCGCAATAATGTACGTGATGGTCGTCACGCGACGCGCCGTGTTTAGCGTGAACGTGTACGCTGGGACGCTTTCTGTCGCCGTCGTCACGGCGTCGCGCCGGAACACCTCAACGCTCGATCCTGTTGCACTAATGCTAGACTGCAATGTCCACCCTGAGGGCGGCGTGACGCCGCCTGACGTGGTGTCGGTCGCCATCAGGTTGATTACGCGCCCGTCGGCAGCGCCTGCCGTCAGCGCAAACGAGTCGTGCGTAGTGGACGACGCCCGAGACAGCGCCTGCGATGCGTCAATCGGCGCGCTTGCGTTAAAATCTCCGCTTGGTACGCGGCCGGTCGTACACCGGACGCCAGACGCCGCCGAAATCGTAATGCCCAGCGTGCCTGCTGCCGCCGACGCCGTGGCAATAAAATAGAACACGCCGCCTGATCCGTCAGTCGCGCCCGCCGCCCGCGCTTGCGCGACCATCACCGCCGTTTCGCCGTTCGGACCCGTGCCCGTCAGCGTGATCGTCACCGCTTGCGAGATCGAGGCATGGAACAGCACCAAGTCGCCCGCACTACACGCCGGGAAATTCAGCGAGTGCGTGGTAACCGCTGTGCCGGAGTCCGTGGTGACAAAATTGGCGAGTTGCGGCGCGGCCATTACATGCCACCGATCACGAAAGGCGTGTAAACATCGGACGACGCGCCACAGATAGCACGCAACGTGCCCCCGTGGTCACCTATGCGTGCCATACGCCAAGCGCTGCTCAGCGTATGCCTCATTCCTCGTACGTGAGCGTGCAGCGTACATTGGTGAGGTTCTGTTGGCTTGTCAGTCGCACCCCAAGCAGCTTGTTTGTGGCGCCCGCCATCGGCTGACTGGCGAAGTCGAATGGCTCGATGAGCGTGCCGCCGACCGGCGTAATGCGCTTTTCGTCGATCACGACATACGTCGTCGGCTCAGCCGTATAGTTGATAAACCCGCTGCACAGCGCCGCCGTCTCTGCCGAGTCGATAGCGACCGGCGTGCGAGAAGTAGCCGTGCCCGCCGTCGTGCCATCCGACCGCACAATCTCGACCAGGACACTACCGTCCGTCGCGGTGACCGAGTCAAAGCTGACCGACACGCCGACAAGCTGCGAACGGCGCGTGGCTGGAGTACTCACCGCCGCGATCGTCTTTGCGGTACTGGCCGTAAGCGAGACGTTCGTTTGCGTGGTAATCGTATAGCGTGGCATGATCTTTGGATAAAGAGGGATGGCGTTATTCGATCACAACCGGCGTAAACACGGCAACCGACACGTCTGACTCGGGAATGTCCAACGCAACCGCGACCGCAGCACAGAGGTCCGCGTCCGTCCAATCAGGGCCAAGCGCAAGGGATGACAACGACACCTGTTTCGGAAAATAGGTGAGGCCAATCGTCGGAACGTCCGCCGTGACAACGCACTGACAGTCCGTCGAACCCGCGGCGTAGTTTATGACCGCAGTGCTGATCGTAATTAAAGACATAGAAGGGAGAGTCAGAGGGAAAAACTGCGCAGATGTAGAGGCCCGCCAGTTGGCGGACCACTACACCGCGACACACGATCACTCGATCGTGAGCACGCCGGTCGTCGGATCGAAGTCGACCGTGAACGAATCGTTATTCAACAACGTCACCGTCGACCCGTAATCCCACCAGCCGATCAGGTTCTTGCTCGCCGCCGTGTCGTTGTAGAGGACCGCGTACTGGAACGGCGCGAACGATCCGCTCGTTGCCGTCCACGTCGCCGGATCGGCCAGCACCAGCTTGTACACGCCGCCCGTCTGCGAAGACGTCGTCTGCGTCGCCACGTTGCCGCCCGCCGTGTACCCGTGCCCAGCCGTGATCTCCGTGATGTCCGTCTTGACCGCGTCGGTTTGCGCAGGCGCCGTATTTGACAACATCACCTTGAGCGAATCGGTCGCGAGGTTGTGGACCTTTTCCGCCACGGCCTCGACAAACGGGAAGAACTTATTAAACGTCGCCATCTCGCAACCCCTCAGAATGAATGTGACCCGCCTCGTTTCTCGACTCCGCGTACCGTTCGCGCAGCATTGTCGACAGCATCCCCAGCAACTCGCCCACGTCCACGCCCGCCACCGTCACCCGATACCCGCGCGGGTCGAGCCACTCCACGCGCACCCCGTCCCCGCCCACCGCGTAGGACACGATCCCGCCCCATTGGGACGCCAATCCGTCCGCCCGCGCCCGGTCCGCCGGCGACCACATCCGCCGCGGATCTCCACCCGCCGTCTCCATCACGGCACCACGACCGGCGACGTCACCAAATGCACCCCGTCCTCGACCGCGTTTTCGTCGAACAGCGCGAACGACGCGTACGCCGTCGGGTCGATCCGCTCGAGCGTAACCCGCTGTTGTCGCAACGCGCGCTGCGTATACACCCCTCGGACAAAATACAGCGGACCCGACCCGTCTCGGATGATGCCGTTGACAGGTACCGGCACGTAGTCCATCACCGTCGCGACCGCGTCGGCGCGCAGCTCCATATGCGCTTGCGGCGCGAGCGGGATCTCCTGCGCCGCGCTCGTATCGTCCAGCCGGCCCCACCACTCACCCGTGAGCACGTACGTCGGCCGCTGGAACCCGTCCGCGCCGCTGTCCTGCCGCGCGTACAGCACCAGCCGCCGATCGAGCAGACCCGGCGCCACCGTCACTGCGCGACCCCCAGCTTCAGCTGTCGAATCGTTTTCATGACGCGCGCCACCGTCTCCCGGCTCGCGTCCCATTGGATCGTTGTACCGCCCGCGTTCTCGGACGCCGCGCCTGGCGTGCGCCGCTGGTACAGATCCGCCGCAAGGTCAAGGATGGCCTCGTTCAGCATCGGCTCAAGCGCCGCGTAATCGCCACGCAGCGACAAACCGACGGTCGCCGTCAACGTGTACGGACCGGACGGGAACGCAATCCCGTACTTGGCGTACACCATCCCCGACCGATTATCGACCGTGTAATCGCCCGCCGGGACCGTCGCGCCGTCCGCGTCCACGACCGCCGTCACCTGCGCCGGTCGCCGCGGAAAGACCAGCGACTTAACCAAGATGTCAACCGACTCGGCCCGATCGACCGCCGTCTGGCTAGTCGCCGTGATCGGCGTGTCGGTCCACATCTCCAGCATCGACTTCGCGCGCGCCATAATCAGCGCCAGGAGCGCGTCCTCCGCGACCGACTCGATGCGTAAATAACTTTTGAGATCCGCCACCGTCGCCAGCGCCATTTAGCACTCCCCGAGATAAGTCCGATACCGCGCGCCGACCGCCCGATAATCATGTACCCGCGCGACGTAGTCATGCACCCGCGCCGCTTCCGTCGCGTAGTACGTCGCGTCCGTCGCCAGCCGGCGGATGACGTCGATCAGTCCGTACCGTTCATTAGCAAACGTCCACGGCACCGCGCCCCCGTTCAAGACCGCCGCTTCCGCGGCCGCCTGCGAATCGCCCGCGATCACCGCCTGCCCCATCGCCGCGCCCTCGATGCCGCTGCCCTGCATCCCCAACCAGAACGAATCGAACGTGACGTCGCAGCTCGCCTTGAGCCGCAACGCGTCCCCGTGCGGCAGATCCTCAATCAGCACGACCTCGGCCCGCACCCCTTCGGACTCGCGCAGCCACTCAACCGCGTCAAGCAGCACCGTCGTCCCCTTGATCGCGCGTTTCGTCGGACTGTGCGCGATCCGCAGCACGTCCCCCCGCGCGCGACCACGCGCCGCCGCCTGATAGTCCGCCACCGGCACCGGGATCGGCAGATACCGCGGCACGCCGTAGCGAGCGTGATACGGACGCGCCCCGAACTGGATCGCGCCCATGCGTTCGTCGCTGAGGTGATCCACCAAGACGCGCCCCTCGTCGCCCGGCATGACCGACCCGTGGTAGGTGATCGCCGCGCGCTGCCCTTCTTTGAGCGCGTACCGGAGATCGTGATGCAGGGCCCGCCAATCCATATGACAATGGATCACGTCGGCCGTCATCGCCAGCAGCTCGACCGTGCGATTGTGCAGCAGCCCGTCCCATTGGCGCAACGAACAGTGCGGGTTGCTATCGCCCCACCGCACCATCGCCGACACCACGCCCTCGACCGTATTGGCCGCGCTGTGGTACCGATACACGCTTGAGCCGGGATCGTATTGCGTGAGTTGCAGCACCCGCACCGCGTTCGTGGTGACCGGCGCCGCCTCATATGTTGTTGTGTGCCACCCGTCCGGCGTCAGCACCCGTCCGCCGGCGTCGTTCCAGAGCCTCGCCGCCGTTGCCTCATCGCACACCAGCGACTGACCCGTCAGCCCTTCCCGCTGCGCCGTGCGCCAATGCGCCGCCGCTTTCGGCTGCATCGCCTCGAAATACGCGTCCGGGATCACGAACCCGAACGCCACCAGATCCACCACGCGCGACCGCGGCACGGTAAACCACTCGCCCACCATCCGCCGCGTGTCGCCGATAATGCACTCCGTCAGCGCCATTACTGGCGTCAACGGCCCGGCCTCCGGTGGAGCCGCGAGCGTCGCGACCCCACCGGACACCGTATCCAGCCCCGTCAGATCAGGACGAAGCAGGGACATCGAGCACGACGAACGGCGAGTGCGCGTCCACCTTGTTGCCGCTGCCGTCCACCTTGTACGCGTACGTCGACGTCGGGAGCGGGATACCGCCGCCGCGCGCCACGAAACGGTAGGTGGTCACGTCCTGGATGAACGCGACGTGAATGGACGACTCAACGGTCAACGCCTGACGCAAGCCCATCGCGTAAAAGTCGCCGTTCACCAGCGCCACGTCGCCCTTGGTGCCGAGCGTCGGGAGCAGGTCCGTCACGATCACCGGCAGACCGAGCAACAGCATCTGCGGCTTGTCACGCAGGTTCGCCAGCCAGGTGACCATCGTGTTATTGGTCGTCTGGAGCGCGAACAGCTTGTTCAGCACGCGCCGCGAGATCATCCACGCCGAGTTCGCCCCGTGCGTGTGCTTCTCGTACATCGAGAACGCGTCGGCCGCCGTGAACGTGCTCGCCGTGGCGCGGTTCACCGCGATCAGCGAACCGTTATTGGCGTTCAGCGCGCCGAGCGGCTCGCTCGAGCCCGACCCGTCGATCGTGATATCTTCGTTGATCTTGTTCACGATCTGACCGCCAACCGCCGTCGTCACTTCGCTCGGCAGCTCGCCGGTGAAGTCGTCGCCGAGCAATTCGTCGCCGAACTGCGTGATCGCGGCATACTTGTACATCGTCAGCAGACGCTGGCCAAAGGTGGGCTCGCGTACCGGCTTCGTGGCGCCTTCGCCGACGATCGACACGTTGGCGATCTTACCCGCCATCGGACGGTTGAGCGTCGTCGTGCCTTCGTCCTGCACCAAGTACGGGATGCGGAGCGAACGGCCCGGCACGTTGTAGCGCCGCGCGTACTGGAACAAACCCGGCTGCTGGTTGCTCACCGAGAAGATTTCCGGCACCTGCGTCAACGGGAGCAGGTACTCGCCGCCGTTCGTTGAGCCCGTGATCGTACGCGTGAACTGATCTACCTGCTTCAGCGCCGCCGCTTCCGCCGCGTTAGCCGGCCCGCGCGTCGCCGCCCGGATGTAGCTTCCCACGTTGGAAAAGGCGTTCACGATCGTCGACCGCACTTCCTGCATGGCGTCGCCCATGTTGGCGAACTCCGTGCGCTCGCCGCCGGCATCGACACGCACCAGCCCTTCGTCGCCGCCCTGACGCGCGACTTCGGCATCAGGCGTGAACTCGGCGGCCGCCTGCGCCCGCATCTCGAGCGAGCGGATGTCGCCCGTCATCTTCTCCACTTCCTCGGCCGTGTACGAATTGGTCGCGTCGACCAGATCGTGCCGGATCTTGTGGGCCTTCTCGCGCAGCTCAGCCGCCGCGCGGTTCTTCGACACCAATGGCGCCTTCATACGAACCCCGTGTTAGTAATTGAAACTGGATCGCACCGCGGAGACCCGCTGCGCGTGTGAAAGATGCCGTGAGTCGTTCGCGTCCGGCGCGCTCGAATCCGTCGCGGTCGCGGGCGTCGTCGGCCCGTTCGCGTTCGCATTGAGCACCGTAGCCCCGTCCCCGTCATCGGTCCTACTCCCTACGTACCGCACCAACAATCCCGCCCGCGTCTCGGCCGGCAACGCGTCCAGCGCCGCCGCCGCCGCCATCGTTAGCAGCTCCACGTCGCTCCGCTCGAGCGCCGGGACCGCCTCGGCCCGCGCCGACGTCACGTCCGCGCCAGGAACTGCTGGCATTGGCGTAATTGAGACTTCGCGCAGCTCGATTTCTAAGAACCGCTCCGCGACCCGCCCGTCGATCGTGACCGTCTCGGCCTTCCGCGGCACGAACCCGATTGAGAACCCCGTCGACGCGCCGGCCGCGATCACCGTCTTGACGTAGTCCAACGCGGCCCGACCTTCCGGCGTGTCGAACAGATCGGCCGTCATCATCAGACTGTCGCCCATCTCCTGCATCATCGACACGACGCCGACGTGCGCACCCGTGCGCCGTTCGTGATCCATCAACAGCGGCACCTTCCGCGCCGCCACCTTGCCCGCGATCGTCATCTTCGCGCACCCGCGCGCAAACAGCGTCCCGTAACTGTCAACCGTCTCGTACGTCAGCGCCACGCCGGACACGCGACCCGCCACGCCGTCCGGCAACGTCGCGTCCGCCCGCATCTGGACGTGCGCGTCGGACTGGAAATAGACCTGCGGCTTCGGTCGTGCGCTCATATCGGAGCCTCGTCTACGCTTGTGAT